ACTGATAAAGAATCTGAATTAAATACATCATAATCACACCATTTATTTATATCAGTTGTTAATGCTTTTTTCTCTGCCTCTGTTTTATTTTTAGCAATAACCTCAATTTCATATTCGGCTATTTGCGTTTGACTTGCATTTATTTTATACTTTGGCATTTATTCCTCGCTTTCTATTTGTTTAAATCTGTTAAGATATACTCACCAGATTTTATTTTTGCTTTGGTGTCTTTTATAGTTTCACCTAAAAATATATTTCTATATTTGCCGGTAGTGTTGCTATAGTTCCAATATTTTTGATCAAGTTCTATTTTACCCTCTCTAAAACCTATTGGCTTTCTTGCAATCATTGAACTATAAGATTGAAAATACTCATAACCATCATTATTAACAATTATGAATTGATTTGCTATTTTATTACCATTGTTGCTTGTTATGTTTTCTACTTTCATTTTAGTTTCCTTTTTTGTTAGTTGTTTTTATTATAGTTATTATTATGGCTTAAATTAGCCAATAATATTTCCATTTTTATCACACTTCCAACCCATAGATTCCTGTCTTTTAATTATATTAGACAATGAATCTTGATCATATTGTTTTATTACTTCATCATAATTAAGATGTGAGTATTTTGGCATTTGTTGAACGTATGTTTGTTGATCATCATTAAGACAATCAAACCAATCATGACCTACATCATTAATATTAATTGTTTTTGTTTTAAAAACTTGATCTTTAAAATTATTAAAGAAATCAAAATTTTTACCGGGTACAAGATCTTGAATTGTAGCATATTTATTTTTTGTCATAGTTTCCTTTTTGTTAGTTAATTAAAGTTAATAAATTATTATGGCTATAATTAGGCATATTTTAACTCTTTTTTAGTCCATTTATTTAGTATTTCTTTTTTTTCCCACATACTTTCCAAAATACTACTTAATTGATCACAATAAATGTCTGTCTTATTTTCAACAATCCGACCTCTAACATTTTTAATTTCTATATTATATAGATCATGACCATTTAAAGTTATTCTAACAGTTGCAAATTTATATTTTGAGGTATTACTAATTTTAAATTGAATACCATACATCCCTATTTCATTTTCAAATGCACCAAAATTTCTGGCAGCACTACACATTAAAACGTGTGGATGTATTTGTGATCTTATTGTTTCTGCTACTCTCATCATTTGATTTGTATTGTTTGTCATTTTTTTCCTTTGGTTAGTTGTTTTCTTTGCTGTTTATTTCAGTTAGACTTAAACCTTTTAAACCTTCTAACTTTTTAAACTTTTTTATTATTGGTTTTAATTCATTAGAAAATTGTTCATAACCAGATTTATTTTCATAATAAATAAATCTATGTTCTAAAGATTGTCTAATATATTTTATTTCTTTTATATTTAGTTTCATAGTTTCCTTTGGTTTATTTAACATATACAAAGTATATATAATAAATAAGGCAACAATGTGTTCATATAAAAAAAAATATAAAATTATTTTGTGTGATATTATTGCAACAGGTGTTGTATATTTACAGTTTATAATTGTTCTAATGTATTGTGTTAGGTGTAAAGAAAGTTGGTATCAATTTATAAACAGCAACCGATTTTTTTCTCACATTAAAACAAACGACAGTATTACTGACCTATATATACAGTACCAATTAAATAAATTAATAACTATTACTGATAACGTTTTCTTATCACTAATCTATAATGTATATATATAGAGAATAAGACCCTCTTTTTTTAAAAACTAGACCCCCCTATACCCCCAGACGCACCCGCCGATTCTATACATATATTACACCGGACTGTAGGACACCCTTACAGCCATCCACCCCTTTATACACAGACATCTTTTCTGTTTTATTTTTTTTAAAATCCACTACATGTAGTATATGGATTACTTTAGTGCAGACGATTTAGATTCAGTTGCTTACATAGAAGATGATACAAACAATGTCATAATTAAGTTCTATGGCTTTCCCAATAAACTAGCATCTGAATTATTTATTAGTTATGCTATGCTCAATATGGGTTTTGATTACCAACCTATAGATGGTATGAAGTCTGACATGATACACTAGATATGGATATTAAAATACCTTACACACCAAGGAAGCATCAAGCCTACTTGCACAAACAAATAGATAAAAACAGATGGAATGTATTAGTATGCCATAGAAGATTTGGCAAAACAGTATGTATGATCAATCACCTAATTAGGTCAGCACTACTGTCCAAACTAAAGAACCCTAGGTTTGCCTACATTGCACCTACCTTTAAACAAGCAAAGTCTATTGCTTGGGATTACATGAAACAGTTTACTGCCAAGATACCCCACACCAAGTTTAATGAAACAGAGCTGCGTGTAGACCTACCTAATGGTGCAAGAATCACCTTGCTAGGCTCGGAATCCCCAGATGGGTTAAGAGGTATATACCTTGATGGATGTGTCATTGATGAGTACGCAAACGTAAACAGTAAGTTGTTTCCAGAAATAATTAGACCAGCATTATCAGATCGTAAAGGCTACTGTGTGTTTATTGGCACACCAATGGGAATGAACAATAATTTTTATGAGTTGTACCAACACGCACAAGGTGCGGAAGATTGGTTTAACTACAAAGCTAAAGCTAGTGATACTAAAATTGTAGATCAAGATGAATTAGATAAAGCAAAAGAAGTTATGGGTGAGAAGAAGTACCAGCAAGAGTTTGAGTGCGATTGGATAGCCAACATTGAAGGTGCAGTATATGGGGATGTTATTGCAAAACTAGATGATGATAAACAGCTTACAAGAGTTCCCTACGATCCTTCTTTACCAGTATCTACCGCATGGGATCTTGGGGTCTCCGACCACAGTAGTATAATATTTTATCAGCAATTAGGTAGAAGCATTAATATAATAGATTACCACGAAGAGAGAGGTCAAGGTTTACCATACTATGTTAAGATGGTTAATGACAAAGAGTATGTCTATAAAGATCACTTTGCACCACACGACATTGAAGTTACCGAGTTCGGCAATGGCAAGACCCGGAGAGAGGTCGCCTATCAATTAGGAATAAGATTTAAAGTCGTTCCAAAAATTCCACTAGAGGATGGCATCCACGCAACAACAATGACCTTACCTAGATGTTGGATTGATACTGACCATTGCAAAAAGTTAATAGATGCGTTAAGACATTACCACAGGAAGTACATTGATAAAAATAGAATGTTTAGATCAAAGCCTGTACACGATTGGAGTTCTCATGCTTGTGATGCAATGCGTTATCTAGCAGTTGGACTACAAGAAATTAATACTAGACAATCAGCTCCACAAAGTGTAGCAGATAATAGTTACAGGATTATATAATTATGGGTTCACTTTTTAAACCAAAAATGCCACCGCTGCCGCCAGTTCAACCTGCACCACCTCCGCCATCAAGCGAGTTATCGCAAGAGGAAAAAGATGCGATTGCAGCAGAGCAAAGAGAGATTGCTAGAAAAAGAAGAGGTCGTAAATCTACAATTTTAACTGGACCACTAGGTGTTGAGGAAGAAGCTGAAACAGAAAACAAAACTTTATTAGGATCATAATGTTTGATAAAATTAAAAAGATATTTAAAAAAAAACCAAAAGTAGAAAAAGAAAAAAGAACTTACGACAAAGCTATAGATCATGGTAATGATATTACTTTTGAAAACGAAGTTAAAAAACCAGAAGTAAAAGCTAAAGTAAAAGAAACTAAAGAAACAAAATCATCATTAACATTTGGAGAATAATATGGGAGGAGCAGTAAGAAGAGTAATTAGACCTACACCACCACCTCCTGCACCTGTGCCTACTCCGGTTACACCAACAGTAGCAGAAGTTTCACAATCAAAAGCAGCAGATGCTTATGATCCAAGAAAGACAAAAGCTAAAGGTAGATCATCTACAATTATGACAAGCTCCAAAGGTGTAGAAGATGAAACTTTAACACTAGGCAAGAAAAGTTTATTAGGACAATAATGGCAAGAACAGATTTATCAAAAGGAATATTATCCAGATACGAAAGACTAGAAGGTCAAAGACAAAACTGGGAAACACATTGGCAAGAAGTTGCAGATTATATGCAACCAAGAAAAGCTGACGTTACCAAACAAAGAGCTAGAGGTGATAAAAGAATGGAACAAGTTTTTGATTCTTCACCTATACAAGCAGTAGAATTATTAGCAGCATCATTACATGGTATGCTAACAAACCCATCAACACCTTGGTTTACTTTAAGATTTAAAGATGAAGATATTGATAATGAAGATGAAGCAAAACTTTGGTTAGAGTCATCTACAGATGCAATGTACACAGCATTTAATAGATCAAACTTTCAACAAGAAATATTTGAATTGTACCATGACCTTATAACATTTGGTACAGCAGCAATGTTTATTGAAGAAGATGATGATGACATCATTAAGTTTTCAACAAGACACATCAACGAAGTATTTATTGCAGAGAATGATAAGGGTAGAATAGATACTATTTATAGAAAATTTAAAATATCAGCTAGAGCTGCAATACAAAAGTTTGGTGAAACAGTAAGTGCGGATGTGCAAACAAAAGCAAAGAAAGATCCATACGAAGAAATAGAATTATTACACGCAGTTTATCCAAGATCAGATTTTAATCCTAAGAAAAAAGATAAAGCTAATATGCCATTTGAATCTGTGTATATGGAATATAAAAATGGTAACGAATTATCTGTTGGTGGATTTAGAGAGTTTCCATTTGTTGTGCCAAGATATTTAAAAGCATCAAATGAAATATATGGAAGAAGTCCTGCAATGACAGCATTGCCAGATGTTAAGATGTTAAATGAAATGTCAAAGACAACTATCAAAGCTGCACAGAAACAAGTAGACCCACCACTATTAGTTCCTGATGATGGTTTCTTATTACCAGTAAGAACTGTACCAGGTGGATTAAATTTTTACAGATCAGGAACTAGAGA